AAATTATAAATAGAAACAATAGAAGAGTAATAGAAGATCTGTGGCACTTAATTTTCCAGATAACCCTACAATAGGTTATGTCTACGTAGATTCTACTTCAAATTTTAGTTATGAATGGGATGGAACGGTATGGAAAAGTTATACTGGAGCCAGTTCAAGCAATATTAAAATTCTTGATGATATTTCAGGTTACTTTACTGGGTTTATCACTTCATTTCCATTAACAAATGGCGGAAATCCTGTTTATCCACCAGCATCTCAATCATTAATCATCAATATAGGTGGAGTAGTTCAAGATCCATCTGATGATTATACTGTATCAGATTCTAATATCATATTTTCAACACCGCCAACATCGGGTCTTTCGTTTTCTGGCATTTTACTAGGATCTGCAGTTCCTATTCCATATGCAAATGATGGCAATATCTATATTCGTAAGAATTATACGGGTGCCGGTACAACAGGGCCTTTTAATATTACTGAAGGATATACTCCAGGTTACTTAGATGTCTATCGCAATGGTGTACGTTTAAACTCTAGTACTGACTTTGTAGGAACTAGCGGCACAAATTTCTTCTTATCAGATGTAGCAAGCACTAATGATGAAATTGAGGTCATTGCATATCAAGTAAGTTCTCTTGTTCAAGCATCATCAAACTTAGATAATCTAAATGTTATTGGAATTACAACAACAGGAAGATTAAATGTAAGTACAAATGCTACAGTAACTGGAATAGTAACATCATTTGGAGGATTTGTAGGGAGTTTAACTGGAACATCATCACTTTCGCAGGGGTTAACTGGCAATCCAAATATAACTGTTAATAATATTACAGGTACTGCAGCTACATTTTCAGGGAATGTAACAATTGGTGGCACATTAACTTATGAGGATGTGACCAATATTGATTCTATTGGATTGGTTACCGCAAGATCTGGAATAAGAATTACAAGCGGTGGATTAGATGTTGTAGGAATTGCTACTGCATCCACTATAGTAAGCACTTCATCTACGGTTGGAATTTCTACAGTTAATACAACATTAGATGTAAGAGGTAACTATAAGTCTGGTATTACATCAATGGCAGCACTTGATGTAAATTGTTCTTTGGGAAATTATTTTACTAAAACAATAGCAGGAGTATCGACATTCACCTTTTCTAATGTACCTTCAGCAGCAGCATATTCATTTACTTTAGAACTTACTCATACTAGTGGTGCTATTACTTGGCCAACTGAAGTGAAATGGCCTTCAGATACTCCCCCAACATTAACAACAGGTAATACACATCTGTTTATGTTTGTGACTGACGATGGTGGAGCTCGTTGGCGCGGATCAAGTCTTGTAGATTATGTGAACTGACATGGATCCTAATTCTCAACGATTAACTCAAGGTGCATCTGGCGGAGCAAGCGCACAGAAAGTATATGTTGAAGATGTCTTCAGCACTTATCTTTACACCGGCAACGGCAGCACAGCAACAATCACGAATGGGATTGATCTGAGCGGTAAAGGGGGATTGGTTTGGATTAAGGACAGAGTAAACGCTAATTTGACTGCTTTTTGGTATAACCATTTTTTATTTGACAGCGAAAGAGGTTCTTCATCATATTTAAGCAGTAATTTGGCTCTTTCTGAGAATCATACTGGATATATAGGTACTGTACCCTTTTTATCTAATGGTTTTTCCTCTGGGGCTTTTTCTCAGACTGGAGCTAACTACGCCTCCTGGGCCTTTCGCAAGCAGAAGAAGTTCTTTGATGTAGTGACGTGGACGGGCAACGGAACTGCAGGGCGATCAATATCTCACAATCTTGGAACAACGCCAGGAATGATGATTGTTAAAAACACGACAACTTCTAGTACGTATTGGATGTGTTATCACAGGTCGCTTGGTGCAACTAAGGCTATATACTTAAATACAACGGATGCTTCTAGCACCGATTCTTGCTGGAATAACACAGAACCAACAAGTACCAACTTTACAGTTGGTGGAGGTCAATTTATTAACGAGAATAATTCACAATTTGTCGCCTACCTGTTCGCGCACGATGCTGGCGGGTTTGGCGATAGCGGCAACGACAGTGTGGTGAGCTGTGGGAGTTATACAAACAATGCGTCTGCCCCCGTAGTTGTCAATCTTGGGTGGGAACCTCAGTGGATCCTAGTTAAATCGAGTAGTTCGTCAGCAAGTTGGGCGATTGTTGACAACATGCGAGGCATAGATTCTGGAAGGACTGCTGTCTTGTATCCTGAGACTGTAAATGCCGAAGATGTGCTTGGGCAATGCGTTACGCCTACTGCAACCGGATTCGAAGTAAAAAACAATGTTACAACGACACTTAACAGTGCCGCAACAACCGGAACCGTAACCTACATCTACATCGCCATCCGCCGTGGGCCGATGAAGACGCCCACCGATGCGACGAAGGTGTTTACACTTGCATCTTTCACTTCAGATGTAGGCACTTGGAATGTCCCTGCGCCGGTTGATATGGTTATCGGTAGAAGGCGAGAGGGTGGTGATGGGTATATTGGATCTCGATTAACTGGTAACAAACAAATTCTTTCAACCAATAGTACATCCGCAGAAGTCACTGCTTCGGCTATTCCATATGCATGGAAATGGGACAGTTCTTCAACACAAATGAGTTCTCAGTTATATATCAATATGACTGGCACTTTACAAGCATATTCCTTCCGCCGCGCCCCCGGCTTCTTCGACATTATTGCCTACAAGGGCGTAGGCAATAATGTCGCCATACCCCATAATTTAGGCGTTGCGCCTCAAATGATAATTGCCAAGAATAGGGGCAGAGATGGTTATCCAGCTGTTGTGTGGACAACTTTTACCGGTACTTCAGGTGCTTATTTAAACAGCACTGGTGCTTTCGATTCCGTAAGCATGAGTCCCACTGTTGCCACAAACTCGATAACTTACGCCGCCATTGGATATGAGTTTAATTTAGGATCGACAGACAATTATATCGCCTACCTCTTTGCCACCTGCCCCGGCGTCAGCAAGGTCGGCAGCTACACCGGCACCGGCACCACCAAAGACATTGATTGCGGCTTCACAGCAGGTGCCCGGTTCGTGCTCATCAAACGCACCGACAGCACAGGCGACTGGTACGTCTGGGATACCGCTCGTGGAGTGGTCAGTGGCAACGATCCCTACCTGCTGCTCAACTCCACCGCCGCCGAAGTCACCAACACCGACTACATCGACCCGCTGAGTTCTGGCTTCCAGATCAGTTCTACCGCTCCTGCCGCTATTAATGCAAATGGCGGGACTTTTATTTACCTCGCTATAGCATAAATATTCAAACGCACAAGTATAAGAAATGGAACTCAGAGTCAGAGAAACTGGACAAGTTGTTACAGAGAGTGAGTTTCGAGCTCTTCATAAGAACACATCATTTCCTCAAGTTTTAACAATTGATATTCTTGAGGCATATGGTGTTGATCCAATTCTTGAGGGTCCACAAGCAATAACTACACCACCTTATGAGATTTCAGTAAGACAAGGTATTGAAGAAATTAATGGTCAATGGTTTACAAAATATATTGTAGGTCCTATTTTTGAAACTGAAGATCAGGAGACAGAATATAAGAAAGGTATTGATGATCGTGCATCAGCAGGCATTAGATCCCAAAGAGATAGACTTTTACAAGAAACTGATTGGGTAGTAATCAAAGCAAAAGAAACTGGCACAAATCTTTCTGCAGGATTTAAAGAGTATCGTCAAGCACTTAGAGATATTACAGAACAAGAAGGATTCCCGCATAATGTAATTTGGCCAATTAAACCAAATTTTTAAAATTATCATAAATATCTAAAAATAATCATAAAAAATGTCTAGAGCATCCAATCTTGCGGGATTTGTAACAAGTATATTCCCAGTTAACAATCTAACTGTTGGAGTAATTAGTGCAACAAGTTTTATTGGAGATGGATCTGGACTTACTAACGTTGTTGGTTCTGGATCTGGTACAATTATACTTGATGATGGTGTTACTGTAGGAACAGCAGGAACAATTAATTTCGGTGCAAATTTAAGCGTATCTCCAATTTCTGCAGGATTGGTAACTGTAACTGGCAGTTCTTATGTAAACACTGCTGGTGTATCAACATATGCATCAACTGCAGGTGTTGCCACTTATGCATCAACTGCTGGAATTTCAACCACATCACAAGGTCTTACAGGAACACCAAATCTTAATGTTGGGGTTGTAACGGCAACTTCATTAAATGGTTCGGGAGCTGGGGTAACTTCAATCAATGCTTCTAATATTACTTCAGGTATTGTAAGCACTGCTCGTTTAGCAACATCAGGAACTGCGAACTCTACTACATTCTTAAGAGGAGATCAGACTTGGGGTGCTGCAGGAGGTGGATTTGGCAATGCAATTGCATTTACAACTCCTGGTTCATTTTCAGTTCCAGCAACTACAACTAAAGTAAAAATAACAGCAACTGGTGGAGGTCAGGCTGGTGGCGGATATCCTTCAGTTGCTAGTGGAAATGCAGGAGGAACTGGAATAGCAGTTATTAACTTGAGTGGAGGAGAAACATTATCAGTAACTATTGGTAGTGCAGGAAGTCCTCCGGGAGGGTCTGGTGGAAGTACAACTGTCGTTAATCCAACAGGTCCTTTTACCTACGTGACTGCATATGGAGGAAATTCTCCATCAGATCCTGCGGGTATTGGTGCAACATTCACTGCGCCGGCGCCATCATATCAAACCACACTTGCAGTTATGGGTGGAAGGGCACATAGCGTTGCGGATTCTGGTCCACCCACTGGAGGTACAACATTTTATAGTTATCCTGGTGGTTCTTCTTATTTTGCGGGAGCAAATAATTCTCGCTCTTGGGGAGCAGGTGGTGGGGCAAGTGGATTCTATAATACACCATTAGCTGTTAATAATGTAGTAGAATATGCCGCAGGTCCAGGTGTAGTAATAATCGAGTACTAAAATGAAAAGATACGCACTAATTAACAATCAAATAGTAGAAAATATCACTATAAGTGATGAAGAAAATTATTCTCATCCAGATTTTGAAGAAACTGTTCTTTTAGGAGAAAATTCTCTGATAGAAATTGGATTTAAATATACAAATTCTACATTTACAGAAACAGAAAAAACTCCAGAAGAATTGGAAAATATTAGAAATCAAAAAATTTTTGAAGTTAATATGCAAAGATCCTCTCTTTTAGAGAATTCTGATATCATGATGCTCAGAGATAATTGGGAAAAACTTTCTCAATCTCAACAAGATAATTGGATTTCTTATCGTCAAGCACTTAGAGATATTACAGAACAAGAAGGATTCCCCCATAATGTGACCTGGCCAACAAAACCAAATTGACCTTTATATAAAAAAGATATATACTTTATTGAGTAAATTATAACTTGAATGGCATTTCAAAGTATTTGGTATTTTTCAGATATTCCTGAAAAAATTGTAGAAACGATAGAAGCAGATCTAACAGATAAGTTTCAAGATCAAATGGGAGACTCCAGATTAATGGGAGATGCTCTCAATCGGGATAAAAGAAACTCAAAGAATGCATGGGTTCCAACAAATCATTGGACTGCTGGATTTGTTTGGAACTATGTTGAAAGAGCAAATCGTGAGAATTTCTTATATGACATAAGAAATATTGATGGTGAAAATATGCAATTCACTCAATATGATGTTGGTGAATTTTATGGTTGGCACAATGATGCGGGAATTGCTGGTGCATACAAACCAGTCTCTATTGGCAATCATCATGAAGGAAGGGCTCAAGACTATATGAATGAAAAACTTGAACTCGTGAGGAAACTTTCATTTGTCGTTCAACTTTCTGATCCTGATGATTATGAGGGTGGCAATCTTCAACTTCTTGATGAAAATGGAAAGTCTTATTTTGCACCAAGAAAAAGAGGAACTGTAATTGTATTTGACTCAAGAACACAACATAGAGTTCTTAAAGTCACAAAAGGTCTTCGCAAATCTCTTGTTGGTTGGGTAGTTGGTCCGAGGTGGAAGTGATATGGCAGAACAAATGACAGAAGAGCAACTCTTCTACCAAGAAAGATTCAATACTGGATCCTCAAAAACAAACAATAAAGATTTTGAGAGGGATGGGTATCTAGTAATTAAGAGCCTTTGGAATCCTGATGCATTATTTCGTCCCGTTCCAACAGAAAGAGGACAAATTAATTATTGGGGTAAGAAATTAGACCAATTTAGTTATTCCGAATTAGAAAAACAAGTAGAAGGATCTCTTGCAGTATATTCCCATCCACAATATAGAGAAATTCACTCAGGTATCAGAATAAAACTTGAAAATATCATAGGAAGAAAATTATACAATACTTAC